CAAGTTGGCCGCCGAGCTGGCCGACGCCAAGTTTGCCTTTGTCACCCGCCCGACATCGGAAGGAGAACAAGACGTTGTGGATGACGAGACTCCAACTGACAACACCGACACAGGCGACAACAACGGTGGCGGTTCCGAGGGTGGAAATGGAGGTCTTGAATAAGAACTAACGGCGGCAGACGTGTCGCAAGTCGCATCGTAGGCTACGGCCCTCTTTGCGGCGCACAATAAAGGGAGAGCTATTGCGGCTCTCCCTTTTTCTGTGGATTGAAGTCCTTAATCGCTTCAAGGAACTTCGCTTTCGTCTTATAGACCTTGCCGTCTATCATGTAGTGACGGACAGCCCGACCGCCCTTCTTCACCATGCCGTACTTGTCACGCGGCACATGGTCGCAGAAGCCCAGCCGATTGTCCTCACTGAAGTACGTCGTAGTGTACTCGCCCTCCATTGCCATGTGGCACGTCTCGCGGAACTTCACCGCTTTCAATTCTTCTATTGTCATATCGCCTTGATTGTTACGTGAGGCTTTTCCCAATCGACACCGCACTGATAGAGCAGATACAGTCTCAGTCCGAGTGCCGTTATCTCACTGATGCCACGACGTTTCTTGAAGTCCTCATAACTGATAAGATTCACGAACGTTCGGGCGTTGACTTGGTAGCCACCGCAGATGTCAACGACAGCCTTTAATACTCTGTCGCGTCTGGTCTCGTTCTCCACAAACTGCTTGATGCTGTCCGTGAATAGGAACAACTCACCAAGTCCGACGCTATTCATCTCGTCGAAATGCTCTTGCAATAGAGCGTTGATTTTCTCGTAATCCATCGTCAGTCCTCCTCGTCCTCTTTATGTTTCGTCACTCCGCAAGCGTCAGCCAGCAGCACCACCTTGTCGCAGAAGAAGTCCACTTGGTCTGCCAACTCATGCAAGCCCCAATTCCACTTCGACCGATCCACGTTGTTGTCTATCATGTCGAAGAACCCCTTGCGTTGCTCATCCGTCACGCACTTCTCATCGACCAGATAGTTGCAGATGTCCTTAAACGTGTCGGCCAACATCTTGATAGCCTCACGCAGATAGTCGGGTGTCTTCGACATACACCACTTGCGGCGCGTCTCCTGCTGACAGTCCTCAATGCACGTCGGCTTGCGTCGCTCTTCGCCAGGGAACGTATCAAATATGAATATCCCTGACAGGTCTCTTCGTTTCAGTTCCTTTTCTTTCATATCTTTCAAACCTTTTCTTTAATTCTCTCTACTCTGACCCACACGGGGAAGACCGACCCCTCCGCGATGTCGGGGAAGTGGTCGCGGTCCTGCCACTGCTCGATATACACCGAGCCGTTCCTGATCACCGCTATCGTCGAGTCCTCGCCACGCTCCACGCTCCTCGGCCTGTGCTCCGTGATGCAGCGCGAGCGGCCCGTGAAGCCGAACACCCACATCTTGCGGTAGCCATCCCTCTCGACGCGGCTCACATGCAGGTCGACCGCTATGCCCTGACGCGGCGACCGATTGCCGTTCGGATTCTCCATGTCCGCCTCCCTCGGCCCCAATCCAGGCAGCAGGTCAATCGCCCACAACCCGTCAACACTCTCGAACGTCTTGCCGCCCCGCGAGCGGTTAGGGAACCCGCTGGTGATGAACTGATACCCCTCCGCCGCCGTGCATATCCGCTTGCGCACTGTAAATTCTTGGGATGTCTCCATAATTAGTCCTCCTTATTTCGTTCAAAATAAAACTTCCCGTCCCACGGCTTGTACTCTATCATGCCGTATTGCATCGCCAACCGCACTTGGAACGACGAGCGGCATGTGTGGTCAAGCTGCGTGAGAATACGCTGCCGCAAAGCCTCGATGTCGCCCATACCCTTGTAGTAGTTGCACGAACGACAGGAGGGCATGTAGTTGTCGAGCGAGTCCATCTTCCCGTCGGCCACCATCTGCTGAATCTCCTCCAGTTGACGCTTCGAGCCGTAGTACGACCACATGACAGGCGTGATATGGTCAACCTGCATCTCCTTCATCTGAATCTCCTTGCCGCAGTAGGCGCAATGCCCGTGGTACTTCTCATACACCTTCAGGCGCATCGCCTTGGGTATCGGCTTTCGTTCTCCTTGCTTCATTGTCAGTCACTCCGTTTTAATTGTTATATCCTTTCCGCAATGTGGGCATTGAATGGTGGTGCGGCTGCGCTCGAATAGGTCAGGCACCTCCACACCAAGGCGGCTGGCAATGGCTTCGAGCTGCGGCACTTTCAGTCCGCGCTGTATGGCTTGGTTGAAAGATGTCGGTTGACGATACCCAACGGCCTTTGCCAGCTCTGCCATCGTCACGCGCTTCTCCTTTGCCAGTTCTTTGATTCTGAGTTTGCACATGGTTCTTTCGTGTTTTGCGTTGCAAAGATAGATATAATTTCGCAAATAGCGAAACAATAAGGCAGAAAAGTTTCGTTAAATGCGAAAATAAAAGCGGCGGGCATTGCTGCTCGCCGCTTGTTTCATCTGATTTCAACGACAAGGGCATAGAGGAAATCATGTTCGGGTAGGTAGGTGGCATCTATCCGTACAAGCTCCACTTCTTCCACACCGCGCACATATATCTCATTGACGACGGAGGCAGCGAGACCAACTGGAGAAGCAGTTGGCACGGAGGCTGGCGGCACAGGGGCAAGAAGCAGCACCTCGCCGGGCATGCGTAACTCTATGGCTTGCGGGGTGTGCTGGTGTAGTTCCCGCTCTATGATGGAGCGCAAGCGGTCAAGCCCTATCATTTATCATTTCTCATTTATCATTTAGGGCAAAGCCCGCTTACCATGTCCCTTGCACGCTCTCGTTCCAAGTGGTATTGAGGCTCATTGTCATGGTGCCACCAGCGGAAAAGAGGGGGCCGCTATACTCCGTGACGCGGTTCGGGAGGAAGGGGGCATTTTCGATGGTGGCCTGTCCTATGATTGTGTTGCTGCTTGTCTTGCTGTTGATAACTACATCCGTAGTCCACTCCGTTGCAGGCGAAAAGCCGTAGAGGTTGGCTGACTCCGTGGTGCTGCCTATGCTTGTGGAGGGGATGTTGATTGTGGTGGTGTAGTTTGTCTTTGTGTCTGCCGCCGCGCCTGTAGCATAGTTGAAGCCATAGTGCCAGGTGGCGGGGGTGATGTTGATGGTGGCAGCGTTTTCGGCCACCGCGTCCGTAAAGAAGAGGCGCAGGCGGGTGACTATCCTGTCGAGCGTAACGGCGCGGTTGCCGTTGCTTGTGCTGACAACGGAAACCTCGTAGTCCTTATAGAAGGTATCAAGCACCTTGGAGAAGGTGATGGTTTTGGTTTCGGTGTTTAAGGTCGCGCCGGAGCCGCGACTTGCGATAAAATAGACGTGGTGGCTACCATATTTTAACTGCATGACAGGCTTTCCAAAGTCTTCGGCGGTGTTGTCGGATTGGTGGAGCTGCTGGAGCAGGTTGCCTTCTGCATCGTAATCTAATACCCATACGTCGGTGAGGTCGCGGCCATCGGCTTGCAGGTAGGCGCGCGTGACGGGCTTCCAGTTATCGCTGAAATCGCCCTTGAGGGTAAACGTGAACTTCTTTGTTTTTTCCGAAGGAGAAACTTCGGACACATCAGCGGCGGTTTCGCCGCTTTGTGGTTCGGACAGATCCACCTTCTCGCAGGCAGCGAGGCATACGGCCATCGCTGCAATGATGATTGTTTGTTTTCTCATAGTGCTTTTGTTTTTAGTTATTAATGTTTTGAGCACCGCAAAGATAAACATTATTTACTATTTGACGATTTACTATTTACGATTTCTTGCCCTTATCTGCACGAAAACGAAGAAGTAAACCCTAAACACGGAAATGGGCGATAAGTATATGGCAGATACTATCGAGATAACAGGACTTGAAGAGCGCATCCGGCAATTCGGTGAAGCATCAACGAAAAATCCCCTTATGCAGAAGCGCATACAGGAGGTGATACGGACGCAATTGGTGAGGGTGCGCAAGGCTTTGCAGTCGCAGGTTGCTTCGGGGCTTGACTTGAAGAGTGACCCGCGAGGCTCATACAAGGCTATCCGTATGTCAGTCTATAAAAAGATATTCGGTGGCAATGTGAGTATCCTTTCTTCACGCCGTAGGCATGGCACATCGAGCTATGAGCCACCGCGCACATTACGCCCAGGGCAAAGAGGCGGCAATCGCCGTGTGCGATCCGAACGCACAAAGCAGATAATGAGCTATTCGGGTATTGACCGCGAGTTCATCCTAAGATTTCAAAACCAAGGCACGGAAGACAGATACACGGGAGGGCGTAACGGCAACACGAGGGCAGAGCGCGACACCTTCATACAGCATCATGGTGGGCGTGGCTATCGTGGCAATATAGCCGGAAAGGATTGGTTCGGTAATGCCTCGCAAAGAGAAATAGAACGTGCAGCTGCAATGTTGGACGAAATGATTAATGACATTGTTCAAGGCATAATGTATTAGGACATGGGTGACGTAATAACCAAATTTAAACTTGAAACCACTCAGTACGAGTCGAAGCTGCGGGACTCCATCAAGCAGATGAGCGAGTTCAGCAGGCAAGCCGCTCTTGCTGGTAACGAATACGGCAAATTCACGCAGAAGAACGTCGAAGCCGCAAAAGCACTTGGCGGCATAGCCACAGGTGCAACAAACGCGAAGGACAAGGTGAAGGAGCTTGTCAACGCATACAATACCCTTGCAAAAGAGTATGAAAACCTGTCGAATACCCAAAAGCAAACTGACTTCGGAAAGGCAATGGCTCAGAGCCTACAGCAGTTGCAAGGGCGTATATCCGACGCAAAGAAAGAGTTGTACTCAATGAAGGACACCTCCGGCGGTTTGGGCAGCATGCTTGACTCCCTTGCTGGAAAGTTTGGCATGAGCGTATCAAGCCTTGCGGGTTGGGGTGCGGCTCTTGCTGCTGCAAAGGGTGCAATGGATGTGGCAAAAGATGCTTTCAATGCTAACGAGGCAAGCGTGGATGAGTGGGGCAGGACGGTTGCATCTGTCACAGGATTGTACGAAGGATTCCTTACGGCTCTCAATACCGGGGATATAAGCGGCTACATTTCCCGCATGGATGACATCGCAAAGGCTGCGCAGAATGTTTACAATGCCCTGGACGCTCTCGGCACGATGAAGACCATCCAAACGCCCGAAATGAGCGAGAGGCAAACTGAGACTGAGCGACTGCGCACCATGATTCGGACAGGCCACTACCTCGCACCCGAAAATCAGCAATACGCCACTCCTGGCTTGAACGAGGGCGACAAGTTGACCAAGGAACAGATTCGCACATACGAGCAGGAACTGAAAAACAACATGAAGGAGCTTGTGCAGCTCAACAAAAACGAGATTGAGCAAAGCACTACCGCCATAGATGCCATATATGAGAAGATGGCCTTGCAGCTTGGGATAAGCCTCGAAGAGTTCCGTGAAGGTACGAAGAACTGGGCTGAGTTCAGCAAGCGCATGGAGGGCGCAAAGGACTATCTGGAATTTGAAAAGACGGTCAATGCCCCAAGCATGACATCCCTGTACGCTCATAGTGTTGGAGCAACAGACAAAGCTCAGACCTACGCGGTTAATCCCAATGAGCAATACAAGGCGTGGAGTGTTTTCCGCGTGGATAAGGAGGGCGAAGGTTCATATAAGGAACTTGTCAATCTGATAAAGCAGCGCGACCAGCAGGAAATGCAGACCTTGCAGATGCGCGGCCAAATGTATCAGACCATCAACCGTGCCGAAGGCTTCACGGTTCGGAAATTGCTTGGTGGCACAGGTGACGGCTCCACTACTAAGACCCAAACAGAACTACAGCAAAACGAGGCGGCTATTTCCAAACTAACTGAGGAATACCAGCAGTTGGCAACGGCGGCTAAGAGTGCGGACGAAGCACAAAGGGTTGGCATTTCCGAAAGGCAAACAGCCATCCGTGCGGAAATCGGCACGCTGCAAGCCCGCAACGACGAACTGAAACGCTTTGCTCAGGAGGCAAAGGGAATCTCCGTGAATATAGGCGTGAACAGTTCTTTGCCGGAACTGACTGCCCATTTGCAGGAATTGCAGAAGGCGCAGAGCCTCGCACTCAATGCCCAAGAGTGGCAAGCCTATCAGCAGCAAATCGAGCAGACAAATATCCAAATAGATGCCCTCAAAGGCAAGTGGAAGGAAGGCACGGAGGCGACCTTCACGGCAAAGGTCAATGCCGAACAACTGGAGCAACTGAAAGCCTCACTGCCACAGGACACCACGATAACCGTAGGCACAAAGGCTGGTGACGTAGAACTGCCCGACATCCCACGCGAAATCACGCAAATCATAAACACAAAGATAGGCGAAGAGGTAACACCCGACATAGCCGAAGAGGTTGTACAAACTATCAGCACACGCCTCGGAACAATTGTCACCCCCGAAATAGAGCGCGACCTGATTCAGACAATCAACACTCGCATTGGCAGCATCGTGACTCCAAACATAGCGGATGAACTGACGCAGGTAGTGAATGTGAAGCCCGGAGAGGTAGAAGTCCCCGAAGTGCCAACAGATGAAGAAATCACCATCAAGGCAGACACGGCGAAGGCTTACGCTGAGATTCAGAAGCTCGTGGCAGGGATTGAGGGAACTACGGTCACTTTCGAGGTGAAGCCCGAAGTTAAGACCATAGACCTTCACAATGCGGCTGGTATCAGCTCGTACATGAGTGAACTGAAAAAGAGCCTTGACACCGCGAACTTCGGCACAGATGCCTACGTCGAAATCTCCGCAAAGTTGGCAGACACAAGCATGCTGCAATCCTTGGTGACCGAATCATTGAAGAGTGGCCTCGGCACGGCTCTGTTTGATGTGGCAGACGAAGCAGGCAGGGACTTTTGGGCGAGAGCAATGGAAGGCGGTGTAGAAGATGTCGATTGGCAAGCCATCGCGGACAAGATAAACGAGAAGCGCAAGGAAATGGACTTGAAGCCCATTGAACTTGACTTCACCACGGGCAAGACTAAGGAGAAGAAGGAAGAAAAGAGCGTTTTTGAGAGTGGGCTTCAAGACACGCAGAAGGTTGTAAGCGGGCTTTCTTCCGTAACAAGCGGACTGCAACAAATGGGCTTGAAGTTGCCGGAAAGCGTGCAGCAAGTTCTCAGCGGGATTCAGGGTGCAATGTCTGTTATCCAAGGCATAACGAGCATCATGCAAGTATTCAGCAACACGACTGCTACTGCACAGATAGCCGCTACATCTGCCAATACTGCAATGCTTGCGGCTTTAACAGCTGCGGTTTCCGCAAATACGGCCGCACTCGGAGTCAATTCCGCTATGAGTGTGCTATTATTTGCTGGCGGTGGTATCGTTCCAAAGGCCGCAAATGGTATGATTATTCCTGGGAATAGTCTGAGCGGGGACAATCTGAGGATGCCCATCTTGGACGGTGGCGGCTTTATCGGCGTGAATAGCCAGGAGGTCATACTAAACAGGGCGCAGGCAGGAAACCTCGCAAGCCAACTGGAAGGTGCAGCAAAGCAGCAGGGCGGCGGTGGCACTCCGTATGTAAGCGGTGAACAAATATACCTCGGTTTGTCGAATTGGGGCAGGCGTACAGGAAGAGGTGAACTTGTCTTCTCAAGAGGTTAATTGAAAAGGTGAAAAACTATGGCATGGTATAAGAGATACAGGATTCCTTTTCAGTCGCTCGGAGGTGACCAATATGTAGTGTACATCTACGAGCAGACGAGTGGCCGTTTGGACACGCTGACAGGTTCGGCAAATCCTTTTGTTACGCAAGAGGATTATGGGGATAATATATTCGAGCCTATCCGAAAACAGACGGGGTATTTGCGAGTTATTGATGAAACGCAGGATGGCAGTCTGCTGGAATCGCTCATTCCAAGCAACAACACAGAGAAACTTGTCAGGCTATATTTCGGAGAATATGTAAACGGCACTTTCAACGATGCAAACCTGCTGTGGAGTGGTTTCCTCTGTGCAGAGGCATTTACACAGCCTTGGGACAAACAGAAAAAGGAACTGGAGTTCCCCGTGAAGTCAATTGTGGCAGCGTTGGAAGATGTATATCTGCCCGAATCATCCGCACCAAACACTTCAAACGTCGCAAAGTTGTTTGTTGATGCTTTCAATGCCTTGGGCGAAACTCCAAGGACGGTATATGTTATAAGCAATCTTGAAGACATAGAGACAAATCTGCTTGCAGCGAAAGTCGAAAACAGGCTTTTCTTTGACTCCGAAGAAGTGCAGAGCGAGGGCGACACCACAAAGCGGCTGATAGGCAAATCTTACTCCGATGCAATAGAAGAGGTAATGCAACTCTTCGGCATGACCGTAAGGATGCACAATAATATTCTGTACATATCAATGTATGACAACGGAGCCGGAAAGATTGGACTATTGCAATTTGCAAGCTGGAGCAATTTTGTTGATGTGTCGCAAGAGAGCCACTACGGAGGGAGTATTACGGGAGTTGGTGACGTAACCATATTGTCGCAGACATTTGCAGGCATAGATAATGTGGCAGGATTCGTCCAGGGCGGCAAAGAGGCAGTTGTCAGGCTCAAAATAGAAAATCCCGACTATTCCATTTTGGAACTGCCCCTGACCTCGGAAGACCAAAGCACGGCGTATGAGATAGGAAATATCTATCCAAACAGAGGGCAGGTGTTTGTACAGCCGCATGATCCACGGACATTAGCAGTAGAGACGTATGCGTTCTATGAATATCAATCAACGGGCTACCAGCCAAATCCGGCAAATTCATTGTATGCGCTTGTAGGTTCATCGAACTATACAAATTGTTTAAACAATAGCGTAGTAATGCGCCCGGACTATAAGCCCCTGTACTCAACAAGCGACCACTTGCATACGGGTGCTTTCCCTTGCCGCTGGCTCTACAAGAAGGACTCCAATTCACAGCCGCAATATAAAAACGGCATGTTCCTGAATCAGATGTTTCTGAAGGAGAACGTGCAGGGCAACCTACAAAATTGCTATTCCTTGGAGTCGAGCCTTGCATACACGCTAAAGGATGGCTATTTGCACATTGACATGCAGTGCCTAAACTTCAAGCGTAGCAACATCAACGGAGAAGATGGCTATCTGACATTTGGCGAATTTATCAGCCAGCGCGAGCAGGGTAAGATGCCAACGACTTCGCTTTACTTTATCCTCTCGATTGGTAATTACTTTTGGGACGGGACGAATTGGGTGACGGGAGTCATGAACAATTTTGAAATCACCTTCTATGGCGACAACATAGAGAGCAATAAAACAACTGAAATGATGGTAGATGAAACTGGCGGTTGGTTTGTTCCTGTTCCATCGACCGGGATGTACGGTAAGGTATGCCTGAGAATAGTCAACGCAAGCCGTTGTCTCTTTAAGTTCGACGATGGCACAACGTCTAACTATTTCGACAATCACTCAAAAATCATTACCGACCTTTCCGTAGAATTTTTGCCAAACATAAACCCAATGGCAAGCCGTAGGACAAGCAACACCTACAGACAGCAGATATTGAGTGGCGGCTTCTCTGGTGAAGAGGCAATAGACCTGAGCATCGGAACATATAACAACAATATCCCTTCCGACAGCTTCATCAAGAGCAAGTCAAATGAATTGGTTGAAACATTGCCCTACTACTACGACGGCGGGATAATAACAGATGAACGTCCTGAAAGGAATCTGCTCGAAAGGATGGTTGAGCACTACGGGCAAGTAAGGCGAACATTCAAGGGCATACTTAAATCAAGGTTCAATCCTCTCTCGTCCGTTGACCAATATCAATACAGATACACCTACGTTAATCGCAATTTCTTTGCCGTAGAAGCAAGACACGACTGGCGAGAGGATACACAAGAGGTAAAATTTATTGAAGTAACATAGCATTATGGCAATACTTGGGAAAAACATTTATATAAGCATTGGTGAAGGGAGCGGGGCTACAATTATAGCAGGCTGTCGCTCGGATGAGATACAGGTAGGCACGGAACTGATAGAAATCAGCAGTCCCACGAGTGGCAAGTGGCGGGAATATCTTGCCGGACGGTCGGAATGGAGCTTTACGACAAGTTACCTCGTCATGGCAAACAGCCAAGTCCAGGACTTGCTAAAGACAGGAACAAAGGTCAATGTCAGCATCGTGTCAAACGAAGGGACTGCCACCGTGGTACTGCTGCAAGGGGAGGCTTTCATAAAGTCTGCAAAACAGACTTTCACGCTCGGGAATTTGGCACAAGGGTCATTTCAGTTTGTCGGGACGGGCGAACTCACAATTCCTTCGGCATCGTGAAGTGAAAAGTGAATAGTGAAAAGTGAAAAATGGCTTAGTAAACCTGTAAGCACAAAGTAACCGAATAGTAAAAGAGAAAAACTATGAATAATTTTCTGACAAGGATGTTTGGGTGGGGAGAGACCCGAAACGCTAACGCGAGGGAGGCGGTGGCCGGAGTGCCAAGCACAACTGACCCGAACCATTTGGCAAACAAGGACGATGTGCGGACGGGCGACTACAAGGAGAATATTGTCTATGCACGGAGTCCAAGGGTGGCTTTGACGGTGAGTGCGGTGTATCACGCCGTGGAGCTTCGCGCAAAGACTATCGGGCAGATGCAAATGCAATATCAGTACCGCGACAAAGAGGGCGGCAACTTCGTGATAGATGCGGCAAAGCCTCGTGGCGGTGTTGTTCCGTTCGGTACAAGGCTCAACTATCTGTTGCAGGTAGAACCGAATCCCATGATGTCAGCACAGAGCCTTTGGGAACAGGTCACTATTAACCGCCTTATGCTGGGCAATGGTTTTGTCTATATCGAGCGCGACGAACTGGGAGAGCCTAAGTACTTGTGGCTTGCTGAGTGCGGCGGCTATGACCTCGGCACGAAGAAGTACATCATCACTTACATGAGTGAATACGGTATCGTGAAAAACAAGGTTGTTGACCGCGAAGATATTCTCCACTTCCCGAATACCTACAGGGAGAGGAATGGTTTTTGGGGTATGTCAACATTGAGGTTTGCTTTTGACACGTTGAGCCTTATCAAGACTGAAAGCCAGTTGGCACTCGAAACGGCCGCAAAAGGAGGTCGCGTCAAAGGATTCCTGAGTGAACAGCGAGAGGGCAGCGTTAGCCCTATTGCGATGGGACACTTCGACCCGGACGAAAGCGACAAGTACGCAACCGAGGTTCAGAACAAACTCTATACCGGGCATGACCTCCTTGCATTGCGCGGATATGACAAATTCCAAAATATAAGCCTGTCTGCGCAGGACATGCAGATGATAGACATTCTCGGCATGACTCACGACGATGTGGCAAGGTTCTTTGCCACACCTCGCCCGCTGCTTATGATGGATACTAATTCACACTATACCTCCTACACAAATGCCACGATGGAGTATCTGAGCCGCACAATTGCCCCGGACGGTGCTGAAATGGAATCCGAATGTTTCCGTAAGTTCCTCGACATATACGACTTTGGTCAGCATCGTTTCCATCTGTGTGAGCAGCCATTACTCCGTATGGATAAAGAGGCTCAGGCGAAGGTGGATATGCTCAACCTACAATCGGGCGCAAAGACGGTCAACGAAATCCGCGCAGAGCATGATATGCCAGCCGTAGAGGATGGTGACGAACCACTGGCAGCAGCCAACCTCATGACCCTAAAAGCACTCATTGCAAAGGGCGAAGCTGCTACGGAATTACAGCCGGGAAACTATACGGTGGCACAGCCCCCAAAAGAGGGCGAAAAGTAAAGGTATAGATTTACTAAAGTAAAACTATAGATTTACCAGTAGTAAAACTATAGATTTACCAAAATAAGGCATTATGACAGCTAATCCAACGAAAGAAGAAATCGACGCTTTGGAGCGCGAGATTGAGGAACAAAGAACAAGGCGTACAAAGCGCACAAGACGCGCGGTAAACCCCGCATACTAAAACGTCCGACAAGTGGAACGGTTTATAGTTTAAGGATAAAAAGATATGGCATACCAAAGTGGCTTTTTACATTGCCGCGTCACTATCAAGAACAAGACGGCTGGCGCAGGCTTCGGCGACACGACAACGTACGCCGATGCTGGGACGGTATGGGCTAACGTGACTTTCTCCAAGGGCATGAAGGCACTGCACGAAGGGGCTTTGGATGCCTACGATACGGTCATTATCCGCATGCGTTACAATACCACCGTGCAGCGTGACAGCCACCTGGTATATGACGGCACGGAGTATCAGATACAGTCCTTCCACCGCGACTACCCCGAAAACATCATCCAAATCACCGCAACGGAAATCGTATGAAAAAGACAATAGCCATAGTACACTATAACACGCCGGAACTGACAACGGCTGGAATCCTGTCCGTCCGCAAGCATGGCGGCATGGACTGGAAGGTAGTGGTATTTGATAATAGCAACGAGCGGCCTTTCCACGTGTCCGAAGGGACTGCCCTCGGAGATGTCACCATCATCGACAATACCAAAGGTCAGCACATAGACTTTGATAAGGAACTTGGCAAGTTCCCAAACAAGTGCTCATATCTGCCACACTTCGCCAGCGCAAGGCACATGATGAGCGTGCAGAAACTTTGGAAACTGCTGCCCCAGGGCTTCATCCTTATGGATAGCGATGTAATCCTATCGCAGCCCATAGATTTCTTGTGGGATGAAAAGTACGCGGCCGCTGGCAAGATTCAAAAATTCGCTGGGACGGGACGATTGGAGACCGACCGCCTGCTGCCTATGCTCTGCTACCTGAACGTGCCGAAGTTGGTAGCAAACGGCGCAAAGTACTTTGACCCCGAGCGAAACTTCGGACTGCACAGTAACGACGAGAAAGACCCTCTCAACTGGTACGACACCGGGGCTTCACTCTTGGAAGATATAAAAAACACCAAGCCAGCACTTGTGGCCCGCGTCTATTGGAATCTGTATGACTATTTCTCCCACTATGGAAGCGGCTCATGGCGAAAGACAGACCTCGAAGACCAGAAGTATTGGATAGATATGCACTTCCGCGACTGGCAACTAACGGACGAAGAAAAAGCACAGCTCGCAGCCATAGAGCCAACACCTCTGCCATCGGATGCAGTCGTGCCATCGGATGCAGTCGTGCCAGCGGTTTCTCCCGGTGGTAAAAAGAAAAGTAAACCCAAGAGCACAAAACGCCCGAATAATAAGGAAACAAAGTAATTAAAACGAGAATATGAAACAGACAAGATTCATCCCCATCGAAACTTGCGGCTTGCAGTTGCGCGAGCCACAGGAAGGACAAACGGAGAGCCGCGAAATAGAAGGCCGTCCGATAGTGTTCGGTGTGCGTAGCGTAAACCTTACACCGTGGTCAGCCTCCCGCAAGGTGTACGAGGTGCTGGAGCCTGGTTGTATCAGTCAGGACGTGCTGCAACGCTCGGACATCGTTCTGAACCTTAACCACAATTCGGACGTGGTGAACGTGCTTGGACGCTATCGCAACAATCCCGAGAAGGACACGCTGAAACTGGAAATGCGCGGCGACGGCATAGACTGCCGCTGTGACTTGCCAAAAACCAACAACGCAAACGATGCGCTTGAACTCATCCGCAGGGGTGACATCAACGGCATGTCCTTCGCCTTTGAGGATGACTACGAGGACACGGAGAAGGGCGTAAGCTATGAGCGCACAAAGGACGTGGAGGACGGCAAGGAGGTATGGCTTCGCCACGTTAAACGCATCGTGAGGCTCTTTGACGTGAGCATAGTCACCCACCCCGCCTACGAACAAACCACCGTTGCAACCCGCGAGGCTTCTGAAGCTATCGACAAGGCCATTGACGACCAGTTGAAGCGCGAGTGTGGCGGCGACGATGAAGAAGCAAAGCGCAAGGCCGAAGAAGAAGAAGCCAAGAAGAAGGCAGCCGAAGAGGAAAAGGCCAAGGCAGAGCGCGAGGCTCAGGAAAAGAAAGAACGTGAAGCCGTGGCAGTAATGCGCATGCGCCAGCGTTTGCTCGAAATCGAACAAGACAAAGAACAAGAATCCTTTATTTATTAACCCTTTAAACAGTTTAAAGTTATGACAAAAAAGGAAATTATGAAGTTGGCCGCTCGCAACCGCGAGATTCAGAGCCGCATGAGTGCTATCTACCTTAAGTTGGAGAAGGAGAAGCGCGAAGATTACACAGAGGAAGAGAAGCGTGAAGTCGCTGAACTGACTCAGGAACTGGAGAACAACCGCCGCGAAATTGCCCTGTCAAAGGACGAGCAGGCTATCTCCGAGATGCGCGAGCAGATTGACAGAAACAAGCAGTACCGCGAGTATTTGCAGGGCGTTCGTCAGAAGCGCGAAGACAGCACCATCACCCTGGCCCCCAAGACTCCGAATGATGGTACGAGCATCACCGAATCAGGTGCCATCAACCTCTACATTGAGGACATTATCGACACCAAGGTAAACGGTCTCGGCCGTCCCGTTGGTCAGAGCTTCGTGACAGGCGTAGAGGGCGACATCCTCTATCCCTACTCCCTCAACGACGTGGAAATTGAGGAAGTCGGTGAAATCGACGCTATCAACGACCAGGCTCTGGAGTTCGACAATGTGAAGGTTGTCAGCAACCGTGTCAGCCTGTCCGTTGCTATCAGCAACAAGGCCATTGACAATGCTGCCTTCGACCTCGTTGCCTTCGTTCTCTACAAAATTCAGAAGGCATGGCGCATTTACTTCGCCAAGAAGAACTACAGCCACGCCAACTGGAACAAGAACAAGGGTGCTTTCTCCCTCGTTACTCCCAGCACAGTCGTACTCGACAACACCATCGGTGCGCAGATTGACGAGAAGTTTGCCGACATCGCAGAACTCGGCTTCGACGACGAGGGTTGCGTCATCATCAGCCCGAAGATGGAGGCCAAGCTGAAGCACACCTTCGAGGGCAACGGTGTAGCCGCTCACCCCATCATCGACAACGGCCTGCTTTGCGGTCACCCCTACGTCAGCACCAAGCACATCAACTACACGTTGAACTCTGCTGGCAAGTACGTCAAGGACTCCGACGAGTACATTGGCATCGGTCTCTTCCAGTACCTGCCCATACAGCAGCATGGCCTCGTTCGTCAGACGGTCGATGCCACAAGTGCTGCCGTGGCTAAGGTTAATAAGACCGTTATCGTCTTCTCTACGGAGATTTCCATTACCGAGCTCAGTAACCTCGTGAACGGAAACGACAGCGGCAAGCCCCAGGCCTTCGCCCTGCTCCGTGTGGTAGTTCCCGAAGAACCCACCGAAGCCTAAACGCTCTCATGCCAATCTGGTTTCATAGTCCCAGACCGACGGGAAGGGACTGAGGTAACAGCCAGTCCCGACCCTCGGAAACCGGATTGAAAAAGTAAAAGTAAAAACAAGTCAAACTGATTTTGCATGGCTCTTGAACTTGACGAAATCTTCTACGCAGCCCTGACAGCGGACACCACGATAGCAGAGGCGTGCGGATATGTGGCTCCCAAGTCGCAAAGCGACCAGGGGACTCCCGCCCGCATCTACTCAACGTGTGTAGAAGTCCCGCCAACGGACAACGACAACACTCCGCTGCCGTACATCATCATCACAGACGATGGTTTGCAAAACAATCAGTCCACGAAGGATGATGTGTGGGAGAGCACGGAAGACCGCGTACAGGCATCGGTGCAAATCTCGGCAAAGGACCCGAAGGGAGTGAGGCAGCTGACAAGGCTATGCCGCAAGGCAATCGCTGACTACATCGCCACGATGTCAGGCAGCAGGCCCTATCTCCAATCACTCACAACCGACGGCACCGCTTGGGACTGGACAAAACCATGCTACTACAAGACCTTGCAATATCAGTGCGACACAGAAAACATTTACGAAGATGAGCAAGACTAAAACAAATGCCGAAGTGCTCGACGCTTCCAACGTCGAGACCACCGAGACCACCGAGCAGCCCGCCACCGAAGAAGTGCAGGCACAGACCACCGCTCAGGATGAAACCCCACAGCAGCCAGCGGAAGCCACCACTCAATTCCTCACGGCCAACAGCCGCGAAGAACTGACCGCAGCTTTCGAGGCCCTGAAAGAGCAGAATCCCGGAAAAACTCTCATGGCTGGTGCAGTCGGCCAAAAGGACGACGGTACCTTTGAACTCAAAGTTGACTTTATAAACAACTAAACCATTATATATATGGCAACATTAAAAGGTCAAAACCTCAGAATCTATACGCGCGTCGATAGCGGTCTGAAAGTTGTAGGCATGGCCACAAACTGCACGATTACTCTGGTAAATAATGTATCCGACGAATCAACCAAAGACGACACCGGGCTTGCGCAAAAGCCAATCACTCAGAGCAAATCTTGGAGCGTGCAGGTAGAGTCCCTGAATGTCACCGATGCCGCAACAATGCTCGCCGCAATTAAGAGCATGACCCCCTTCAATCTCATATGGGACGAATCCGGCACGACCGACAACAAGGCTCACCAGGAGGCTGATTTCGCTCGTTGCGGTTCGGCATACTTGACAGACCTGAATCTGACGTTTAATGATAGAACGACGGCCGCAAAGACTCTCCAATTTACCGGCACAGGTGCAGTAAGCACAATTACCGATATGGATTTGTCCGACGAAACCGTACCTGCTGGTTCATACACGAAGGGTCAGTTTGTCCGCTTGTTCCTCAGCAGCGACAACACCGCCGCACCAGCGAGCGTTATTGGCTGTGCCCGGGAACTCACGCTGCATATCAGCGTTTCCGTTGAGAACAGTACGACAAAGGACACAGAAGGCGAATGGGAGAACCAAGAGCCTACCTCTCTCAGTTACGACATCACCACCAATGCCCTTGTGCGTAGTGGCGACACAATTACTTCGCTCGTTACAGCCAAGGGTCTTGACGACCTCGAAACAATCCACAAAAACGGAACACCTGTCAAGTGGAATATTGCGAATGTCAGCGGTGACAACCAGCGCACCAAAGGCGTTGTAATAGCCAGCGGAAGTGCCGTCCTGACTAATCTCGAAATCCAAGCACAGAACAAAACAGGCGCACAGTACCGTGCCACCCTAAACGGCTACGGTGACTACACAGTTTCAGCCTGATCACTATTTCGCCGCTCGCCTGTCTTGCCGCGTTCCATAGCAAGCAGACGGGCGGTTTCGTTCAGTCTGTTGCATTGCCAATGCAACCAATCCTCAGCAGGCAAGGTCTCTACCTTCGCCAATTAAATTTCTAAGCAAGTGGCGGTTCTACCGCCACATTTCTCAGCAGGCAAAGGTTCCGCCTTTGCAAAAAATTAAAAGGAACTATGAAAACAAAAGAAATCACCATTGCAGGCAAGCAAGTCAGCCTTGCCTATTGCTATGCCACAGAAATCGGCTTCACTGACATAGCAGATACCGGCATAGAGAACATCGACACCGCCAATCCAAAGCACATCCTTGCACTCATCATGTCAGCCATTCTCGCCTACTACGAAGGCAAGAAACAAGACTGCCCCATCAAAAGCAATGCTCTCATGTATGAATCCGACCCATCGGAAATCACCGCCGCTTTCATTACCGTCTTAGAGTTGCGCAATCAGTGGTACAAGCTCCCCGCAACCGAAACCACCGTATCTGAGGCATCCGCCTCAGAATCCACCGACCCCGTGTCCGATGCTTCTCCATCGGAAAGTGAGGAGCAAGAAAAAAACGCCTAACCGCCCACGACCTCTATGAGCTGTTCGTGGGCGAAATAGGCATCCCTCGCTCCGATTTCCTATACACCATCCAATTCTGGGAAGCCCTTCGCATCCTGCGCGGTTACAACAATCGCAATCGTGGCTTATGGTCAGCCACTCGCTGGCAAACCTTCTATCTCATGTCAGCATTTGCCGGCACAGACCAAATGAAGAAAAACCACTGGCATAAACCGGCCGACCTTTTGCAATTCCCTTGGGAAAAAGAACCAGCCGCACCAATGACAGAAAAGGAAATCTCCGACATGCAAGCAGACATGCAAGCCTTCCAATCTATAATGCGCAATGAACAATGACACCATCATTCTAAGCATGACAACATGGCCTCCGCGTTTCGCCGGTGCAATCATGGCAATGCAAATCTTGCTGTACCAACGGCAAGAAGCAGGACTTGAAAACCGCGTCCATCCCGTCCTTGTACTAAGCGAGGACGAAATCAGCGAATCGAAGAACCGCCGCGAAGCATGCACACTAATGCAAAAGATGGAAGAAATGGGCGTAGAGACAATCATCGACAAGGGCAACATAAGGAGCCACAAAAAACTCATCCCCACCCTCGAAAAGTACCCACACAATCCCATCCTTTGTGTTGATGATGATAATGCCCAAGCCCCCGGCTGGCTAAGAACCTTTGTCAGCGACCACGACTCACACCCCACCGACATCATCTATGCCCAAGGTTGCAGCCGTATCAGCGTCCGAGATAATCGCATCTTCGAGACCCGCGATGACTTTTGCATGTTCCTGACTAAACGCGGTCAAGTGACCACAGACATCAAGCCAGGCAGCGGAGCCATCCTATACCCGCCACACACCTTCACAGACAAGCGTTTCTTCGACCGCAACCTGTTCATGCACATTTGCCCATCCGACGATGAAACCTGGCAATGGGCTTTCGTACAAATCGCAATGACCACAGCCTTCTCCGCAGGTGACGGCTCTACTGTCCGCAACACCTTCTCCGCAGGAGACGGCTCTGCCGTCGCAGTTCCTCCCGTTGCAATCCCCACCGCTACCCGTTCCGTCTGTTGCGTTGCCAACGCAACAAAATCCACAACCGCCACCGTGCGCGGCGGTTATCCGTCGCGTATCCCAACCGCATACCGCCTCCTGTCAGCCTTCAACATCCCTTCAAGCCTCGGAGCGCGCCAAGACTGCGCCCTCTGGAACACCAACAAAACCCTCTACACCAAAACCCACAACGCCATAGCCGCCGCCATCCCCGAATACCTGGAAGCCCTAAAACAAGCAGCGACTCACTGAGCCGCTGCTTTTGTTTTTAAGCCTTCCGCTATCATATCGAAATCATTATGCACATCCTCAGCCAGCACCTTTGCATAGCGCAAGGTCTGCTTTATATTCGTATGCCCAAGCATTCTTGACACATTCTCTAACTTCACCCCATGTCTCAGCATATAAGTTGCAAAAGTATGCCTTGCCAAATGCGAGTGCAAACGTGTAGAAATCCCGCAAGCTATCCCTATTGCATGCAGTTCCCTATTGTAAACAGCATTAATAATCTTCGGGGTGGTCATCCCATACTTTTCGAGCACGGCAACCGCAGGAGGTAGCAATTGGCTAACATACGGCTCTCCCGTCTTAATCCTCTTTGCGGTTAGTCGGTATTTCCCTCCCACCTTTTTATACTTTGAAAAATCAAAAGCCTGTGTGTCCTGATAGGCAAGCCCCGTCCAAAGCTGGAAAATAAATAAATCTCGCGCCATATCCATAAGACTGCCAGCAGCAGGCTCCATCTTCATAATCTTCTCCACCTCTTCATCTGTCAGGTACTCCGTGCTCTCCCTATCACCTTTCTTAAACCGCCCACGCAGCCGTGTATAAGGATTCGCCGAAATCAAACCATACGATTCAGCCCTATAAAGCAAATGCCTAAGTGTACGATGGTAATTATGCCTCCCAGCCTCACTCAGATGCAGCGACTTATATATCCTCCTACGCAGCCACACATCAAAGGCAATAATATTGTCAGCCGTAACATCTGCCCATGTCTGCATCCCCTCCCATTCTTTCAACCTCTTCACCAATGTCCTGTATCTCTTATAAGTCCCAAACTCAACATCAAGCCGCAATATCTCAGCATCAACCCAATCAATGAAATCCGTCTTTGTTTCCTGTTTCCATAGATTCCTCCTCAATATCGCCGCACTAATCTCGCGCCCATCCTTTAACCTCTCATTGACTTCATCCATAATCTTCCCAACAATCAAGCCAAGCCGCTCATTCAGTTGGTTCGCGTTAGGATGATTCACTATCTTGTCAAATGCCCATTGCCTTTCTCGCACTCGCACGCCCGTATTAATATATATGGATTTGCGGGAAACTATCACGCGCACTTCAAGCGCACCTTCACCGCCATTCTTCACTCTTCCATGTCGGTCAAAAATAACTGCTGTTGTTACCATAGTTTAAAATGTTTGTGTCTCCCCCAAAAATGTTTTACCAAATGTTTTCCCACAATATGCTTGGTAAAACAATGGTAAAACATTTATGCCAAAATCCCCAAAAATCGCCCAAAATCAACTTTTTCACAAATCCCTCAAAATCCTTTAATTATCAGTGGTTTCCAGTGTTTTTCACGCTTTTCTCTCATCATCAAAAGTGACTCCGGAGGGGTTATGTGGGTGGTTGGGAATTAGACGGTTATGGGGTTGGTGGGTAAACAAATTAATAATTATTTACTTTCTGGATAGTTTATTTATTAATATTGATAGTTCATTTTTCAGTTCATTGACTTCGGAAATGGCGGCTCGGAGGTCGCGGTTTAGGGCTTCGTTCTGTTTGACTTGCTCCGTTAAGAGGTCTATGAACGTATCTGCCCATTTTGGTATTTGGTCAGGATTATGCTCTGGCTTGTATATTGAGATTGGTTCGGAGACTTGCTCAACAGAGTTCATTATGTCATAGTCGGGATTCGATTCTCGACGCTCATCTTCTATTATTTGCAAGTCGGGGACGTTACTGAGAAGCATATACTCGCTCTTTCCTGTAAGGTATCTTGAATATATTTTGTTGTCAGAGGCAACCACAAGCCTCCTGAACATGTCTTCGCTGGCGCGTTTCTTTCCTGATCGGTAGTCGGATATAAGAGGTCCATTTGTCCGCATCTCTTTTGCAAGCATCGTCTGATTGATACGCTTCATGGCACACACATAATCAAACGCACGAAGAAAACGCTCGTTCCATTGCTTGTTTTGCTCTATTTTCAAGGAATCTTCTGCCATTACACCACTATTATCTTAAATTATGTTAAAAATTACACCAAAATTACACTCGTTTTATATTTATTTTATACTTTTGCACTCGGAAACATAATACAACGCATCCGGGTATAGTAATAGCCGTCCGACTCGGTGGAGCCGGTTGCACATTATAACCACGGCAAATATACGGCTATTTTCCGGGATGCGCGATAAAATGAACTAACATTTAAGATAATTTAACAACATGGCACTTGGAAAAGAGAATAACACACAGACCATAGACAATCAGACTAAGAAGGAACTGATGGATATGATGTCGGCAGCTCTCAGGGAATTACGGCGGTCACAGAACGAGAGGTTTGTGACTGGCGAAAGGCTGTGTGAGATGTTCCAAATTTTCAGTCCATCGTGGCTAAAGACTTACGGGCATTTGCTGCCTATGGGCAGGGCTGAGGTGTTTGACCCTGCAACGGGAAAGACGCACTATACAAGCCGCGGGTATAATGTGGTGGAAATTCAAAGTATGATGGAGAATGACCAAATGCGGCTGGTGATGGTGCCGAAAGAGGAGTGCCAGTATAGGGCTTCAAGGATAGTAGGGAGAAGAAAAGCGAAGAAGGCATCGAACTGACGCACAAGGGCCTGGATGAGACAAAGCGGAAAACCGCTTTGTACGGTGGCCGGATAGGGGTTGCGTTGGCAACGCAACAGACGGAACGGGACGCAACAGACGGGACAAAAATACAAGCGGCAAAACCGCTTGGTACAATGAAAGAAAAAAAATATAAACCTATTTAAAAATACAATTATGGAAAACTTTGAATTGTTCTTTGAGAAACTTTTTGCAAAGCTGCTTATGCTCATGCTTGCTGTCGGCGGTGTCGGGGGCTTTGGGTGCGGGATTATTTTCCGCTCGGCTCACAATGTGGTGATTGGTATTATTGCGCTTGCTCTGGCTTATATGATGTACCGTAATTATAAGCTCGACTATAAGAGCGGAAAGTGCCAGGAAGCGGAAGAGAACATGAACAACGAAGCAATTGAGGAGGGCAGGTAATGGAATTTAGTGGTAGAATTGTTCGTCTGTTCAAGACGAGGGAGGGTGTGAGTGCCAGGACTGGTAATGCTTGGAAGTCGCTGCCGTTTGTTTTTGAATACCACGAAAACGAGACCGACAGATATGCTGATAGCGTTCTGCTGGAGACCTTCGACAAGGATATTATGGGAAAGATTGCGCAGTTTGTGGAGAAGGACGCTGAGGGTAGGGCTGTCATTATAAACGGGGAAATGCGGCTCACTAAGATGGTTGAAGCGCGGTGTGGTTTCGGACACTCGACGAGGATGTATGACAGCAGGTGCTACAACGATGTGCGGCTGTATAGGATGGAGGTGCTGACGGGAGTAGAACCGCTCGGAGAAGCGAGCGGAACGGGGGCTGAGAGGCAAACGGACAGCTTTGCGGAATTGAAGCCTGCGGATGCTGGGGATGACCTTCCATTCTGACTTGATGCGACGGCGAAGCCGTCACCTACTGAGAAAAAGCAACAGAGGTTGCATTGGCGGTGGCATCAAAAAGCGATAAGGGAAAGGCGCAAAGGCACAGATGCTGGTAAGTTGAAGACGATAGTCTGGACATCGGAACCAACACCGCCACAAAGACCGCTTGGAGATGCAAGCGGCACGGGGGCTATACAAACCGCACCGAAAAGCGGGCGGCACGAGGCAAAGACGAAACTGAGATAATGAGTGGCGGCATAACCGTCACAAATACCAAGCGGAGATGCGCTTGGCACAACAACAGGCAATGCGGTCGTAGAGGCCAAGGCGAAAGCCTGAACGAATAATGAAGACAGCGTGGCTGACTGTCCTGCCTAACATTGCACACGCGATATTTGACTTACTGACACACAACGCATGACACAAGGAAGTAATGCTTAGTTTGGAAACAATGAGACAGCATGAAGGGCTTGTGTGTAATACTCTAATAACCGCCTGGCTGTATGGCGAGGCGGTGGAACTATCCTCGCGGAGATGCGAGAGGCACTATGGAAGCCGTGTAGCTCAGTGGCAGAGCGGCCAATGCTCCAAGCGGAAATGCGCTTGGCACGATGGAGTGTGCTGGTTCGAATCCGGCCACGGCGACAAGATAAAAGTTGCGTTGGCAACGCAACAGACGGAACGGAACGCAACAGACGGAACGAGACGCAACAGACGGAACTACAACGCGACAAACGGAACGGAAAAACGTAATCATCATATTTGGTTAGTTAATGGCAATTGTTCAATCCGGGAGGAGGATGCCAGCGGATAATATTTTCATTTTTTTTTCATTGCAAAACGCTTTTTGTGAAGCAGCCAGTTGGGAAACTCGCTGCTTCTGTTTTGGGAACCGCCCGGAAAAGCGGGCGGCACGGTGGCAAAGGAGAGAGGTTGCTATGGCATAGCAACAGACGGGACGGACAAAACCGATTGGAGAAGCAAGCGGCATGAGGGCAAAAGAGAACCAAACGGAGAAGCGTTTGGCACAAGGGCAAAGCAGACCGCATGGGAAGGCAAGCGGCACGAGGGCAAAAGAGAACCAAGCGGAAATGCGCTTGGCACGAGGGCGATATAAACGGGCGGCAAAACCGCACGGCACGATATAATATGGAACTATGACAGATATTGAAGAACAAAACAAACTACCGGCGATTGGGGAGGGCGAGGCGGTGCCTACGTTCCTTGCGGGGGACAAGTGGTTCGGGGTGGATGTAAGCGCGGACTGGTTGGACTTCGACAAGCCTTACAGACCGCCACGCTACACAATGGAACGCAACGGGATTCCGTTCGCTGACGTGGGAGAACTTCACATCGTTTCGGGCAAGCCTGGCAATGGCAAGACGGGACTCATGGCGCAACTGGAGGCTGCAACGCTTTCGGGAAGGTTCTGCAACCTCCAAGGCCGCGAGGTAGTCCACAAGGTGAAGGACGCAATAACTGGCGAAATCACCGAGCAGAAGATACCTACCCGCCTGCTGCACATAGACACGGAGCAGGGCGAAGATGACACGATAGCCTTCAAGAACCGCGTTTGTTCAATGTCGGGCATGGCAAGTAGCAAGGCAAAGGAATGTTTCTTCATCCTGCGCCTTCGGGACACGGAAACGGCCGTAGAGCGGTGGCAGAAGATACTTTCAGCCATATATCAGGTGAAGCCAACGGACATCTTTCTCGACGGCATGCTTGACATCGTGGAGGACTACAACGACCAAAAGGAGTGCCAACCAATCATCCGCAAGTGCATGATGCTTGCGACGCACTACGATGCAAGTCTGTGGGCAGTGCTGCACGAGAACCCGCTTGTGGATAAACTTGTCGGCACGCTCGGCTCAATCACACAGCGAAAGGTAGCGGAGATATTCACCGTAATCAAGGTGAAGCAAGCAGACCTCAGAGAGAGTGAGCGCAGTCCAAGCCTGCCTGAAATCTATTTCCGCGTAAAGCAAGTGAAGGCAAGAGGCCGCGACGTGGGAGACTGGTATTTCAGGTATGAGCAGAACATCGGTGGATGGGGACAGCCCGTAGAGATAGAGGTGACGGGCGAAACGGTCATTGACAACAAGAGGGCAAATGAACTGAAGGAGTGCGATAAACTTTTCAAGTCATACAACTGGACTTCGAGCGGCACTACATACACAGAGCTTGACCGCCACATCCGCGCACAGGCGCACATAACCTCAAACCGCAAAATCTCTGATCTCTTCAACCTCGCATTGGAGAACGGTATTATCTACAAGACTGCAAACAAGAAATACCACTACAACGGCATCAAGCAGCTCCCAGACGATGGAGCGCAGGAACTGCCATTTGAGAAGCCAGCAGAAGATGATGAAACACCATTCTGAAATGACCATCCCACCGCATAGCCCCGTACCCCCGTACCCCCTTATATTTATATATATAAATATAAATATAGGGGTACGGAAGGGCACCAGGACATGCGGGCCTCGCGCGTATGCACGCGCATTTTCATTCATATATCGCCGTTGAGAGGGCGCGGCGGCGGCGCGAAAAGTAAAACTATAGATTTACTACCCCTAAAACTATAGATTTACCAAAATGGCATATTTATGGGCAAAACAGAAGAGACACCGCCACGGCGGGGAAGGAAGCCAAAGCCGGTTGTGGCATGCAACCCGGACGGCTCGCTCAACGGATGGTTTGAGGGCATAATGGATGCAATGAAGTACTACAAGCTCGACCGCACAAGCATACTGCGAAGCATACGGACGGGCAAGCCTTACAAGGGATTCCGCTGGGTATATAAGGCAGACTATGACAAGGCTTACTTGTATCAGTTCACGGAAAAATATGCCTTCACGCCGCCAAGGGACAGAGACCTTCGCGGTTGGTGCAAGCCTGGTTATCACTGGCAGCACTCCCGCAACGTGGCGAAACTAAATCGTAAATAGTAAAATAGTAAATTAGTAAATAACCAAGATGCCTCTGAAAGCGTCGCAGAACAGAGCAACGGCGCATGGATTGTTAGTCAGGCCAAGCCCCACGCAGTAATGGCCTACGGTTTGAAAATCTTCGCAAGAGCGGCGGTGCGATACCGCCCGGAGGCACTAACAAAAAACAACTGATTATGGAAAGATGGTGGTTAGACAGAACCGAAGACCCGCAACTGATATGTACAACGCTTGCACAAGCCACAGAACTTGTGAAGCTCGGAGCAGACCCTAAGACAGCAGACATGTCATGGACTAAGAGCGTATGGACATCCGCTACAATATACGGAGAAGAGGGCTATTGCCTCTTTTGTTATCCAGATGCACAGACAAGCGAAGACCACGAACCGACACCATGCTGGAGCACCAATGCAATGATAGACCTGCTGCCCGAACACATCAACCAGGGCGAAGATGTCTGCCACCTCTACATATACCGCGACTTCTACCAGCACTGGACTATCATGTACGAGTGCAAAGGTTCGGGCAAGGGCTACGCGGTCAACGTACAGCCCACTCTAAGGGACGCAGTTTTCCACATGCTGAAATGGTACTTAACATATAAAAGGGATGAGCAAAATAGAAGAGATAACAATCCAGCGAATCAGGGATTCCGCGAAGATTGAGCAGGTCATTGGAAAGTTCGTGAAGCTGCGGAGGTCGGGGGTGAACCTGACGGGCATTTGCCCGTTCCACGATGACCGGCACGACGGGAACTTCATTGTGCGCCCATCGACGCTTTCCTACGGAGCACCGGGACGCAACGGCTATTACTGCTTTGTCTGTGAGGCAAGCGGCGACTCGGTTAAGTTCCTCATGGAGCACGATGGCATGAGCTTCCTCGATGCTATCCGCTGGCTGGGTAAGGAGTTCGGCGTACCTGTTGATGACATACCTGTCAACTACAAGCCCAAGCCGTTGCCACCGCCACCGCCACCGCTACCGATGCTCATCATCCCCGAAGAGTACCTGTTGCGCACCTTGCACTACGAGCATGACAACTTCGTGGAGTGGTTGCGCGATCAGCCTTGGGACAGCGTACAGCAGGCACGCATTGACCGCGTACTGAAAGACTACCTCGTAGGGCATGGCCGCAAAGGTCACACCATCTTCTGGCAGATTGACGACAAACAGCGCATCCGTACAGGCAAGATGATGAAGTACCGTCCAAAGTCAGACCCACGCTACGGACACCGCTACCACAAGGGCGAGACCTATTGGGCAAACGACTGGATTCATGCCTGTCTCTTCCGCGATAAGAAACTGGAGGACTATGACATGGACAAGCAGCGCGTAGAGCAGTGCCTGTTCGGGCAGCACCTTCTCAACACTTGGAAAGATGCAACGGTCAACATCGTGGAGAGTGAGAAGACAGCAATAGTCATGGCAATAGCCTACGGCAACCATGTGGCAGACATTTGGATGGCTTGCGGAGGCTTGACCAATATCACCCGCGAGAAGCTAAAGCCGCTCATGGACTTGGGCAGACGCATCCAGCTATTCCCTGACCGCGACGGTATCAAAGCGTGGCGCGAAAAGGCTGCTGAACTCGACTATGACCGCCTCGGCTTCAATACGGAGGCAGTCCTGGAGTGGTGGCGACCGGAAGACGGGGACAAGGCAGATATAGCCGACGTGGTTTTGCGGCTTCTTCATGAAGCCTAAATGATAAATGAAAAATGATAAATGAGATATGAGGATACAAGTAACAAATCAGCAAGCGCGTGCGGACATTGACACAGGCGATGCAAGCATGCAAGAAGTAATTGACATGATTTTTGGCGCACTATGCCAAGAGGGTTTTGCTTTCGGGACAATTCTTGAAGGATTCAAACGAAAGGTTAATGAACTTGAAAATTTTCCAAAAGAATAACGCGGTTCTACCCTTAGAACGTGAGGCCTACCACAGCCAAAACGGTAGGTACGGAAAGCATGGTATAGTTAGAGGCAGCAACCATGTAACTTTGGGATAAGGAGTAATCTTTTGGCCGCAGACGCATAGCTGCGATACTCCCCAAGAGCGTAGGATGAGCGGCGGTTCGATTCCGCCCCGTACCTCAAAGGAAAATAAGAAATGTAGAAAATAAGAAAATAAGAAATGGATGAAACAATACGGCGGCACGCTCGCGCACTTGGGGCTTACATGGCGGCAAGGATGAGCGGCAAGGATGGCCGCAAGGAAAAGCAGGAACTTGAACGGATAGAAAAAGAAATAGGATATGAAAATAAGGATTAACAACGACTACAAGTGCGTCATGCTGACTCCGAGCGTGAACTATTGGTACGACGAAGAGGGCAATAAAATCTTCATCGGCTGGCTCCGCTGGGGCTTCGACATCATCATTAGCGGGTATAAATAAACAGTAATATGAAAGACGAAGGAAAATTCCAGAACATAAGCACGAAGGTCAGTACTTGGGCTTATGTTCAGATAATGAAGATTCTCGACAAGAAGGGACTCAACAAATACCATTTGCTCCAAAATATGTGTGAGGTCATACTAAGGTATATGTCCGACAAGCACAACCGAACACCTGAAATGGAGGAGGCAATGGAAACCTTTGAGAACATGGAGGGTTGGAAGGACAACTTTAATCTTTGCGACCCAAACGCGGAACCAATGATTGAAGAAGCCACATACTACATTGCTGACAAGAAAGGAAAGAAGGGTGTGCGCGTGGTTCATGTCGAACACCCGTTCTTCGACAAATGGGTACAGACATACAACCTACAGCAAATCATGGAGAGGTTTTTATGTCTGACATTCCCAAGCCTATACAGAAGGCTACGGTTTATAGCAGTAGTCAAGGATTGTTCGAGCGTCCTTGAATTGCTCATAAAGTATGTGCGCGAAGAGGAACGCGAGGAAGACAAGCGTGAACTGCGAAGGGAATTCGAGGATGCCAACCGCGCCGACAACGGCAAGCCGCTCCAATACGGCCAGCGCACCCGTCAGACTAAGAACCGAGACAAAGATTACTTAGAGTTTAACTTTAACGAAGAAGATAATGAGAGACATCTTGAAAGTACAGAAGAAGGCATTGATACAGATGCGTGACCGTGGAGAATTGATTGAGCACACGGCTATGATAGAGGTGCGCAACGTGAAGGACAAGGGCTACCACTTCGAGCCGCGCACCTTCTGGAAGTGCCGTGAACCATGCCGATGCCCGGACAGACTGAAACGTCAGCACCGTGAGTTTCTGCTTGACAAATACGACGGCTACATTCCCTATCGCTATGAGAAGTTTGTGCCGCTCGATGACCTTGACGAGGAGGACGTATGAGCACACTCGTTGCGAGGCTTCTACTGCCTCATTATGAAGACACGGACAAGTACGATGAGACCAGTTGCAACCTAACGCACTGGCCGGATATGTGGGACGGTGAACGACAGGCAGAGCGCGGCATTTGGGAGGAACGCATGCGGATGGCGGGAACAATCTACTTCATGGCTCGGAGCCGCGAGAGCAGAACTATCCAGCACTTCCGCAACCTGCGCGAACCAAAGGAATATATGCAACGCATAACCGCCCGCGCACTTGCCGACGTGGTAGCCGAATGTGGCTGGCGCGTGAAGAATGAATTGCCGCAACAACGGTACGGAGTTTCGCCCATCTACGCCACACGCTTTGACCCTGACATTGACGAAGATCAGGAGCCACAAGCCCCCAAGCCCAAGCCAAGGCAGGCGAAGTGGAGCGAGTGGGAAGAGTGGGAGGTGAAGTTGCTTGAAGAGATGTTCACACCCGAAGAGCGTGTGCATCTTGACAAGAGGCAGAAGTGGCCGGACAGGTCGGAACTCCAAGCCTACGTCCTGGTAGAGCTTGCCGCTGCCAACGGCTGGAGGCTCAATGATCCTTATCCAAGAACAACCGAACAAATATACAAGATAGTATGAGCAGAGACAAACAATATCAGAAACTACTCAACAGCAAGCAGTGGCAGAGGGTGAAGAAATTCGTATGGGAGCGGGCAGGTGGCTTGTGCGAGCGGTGCCGACGCGAGGGGATAGCGGCGGGCGTACTGCCAGACGGCTACATAACGCCCGGTGTTGACTGCCACCACATCCGACCAGTTGAGGGGGCCAAAAGCCTCTACGGACTCGACGGCATGATTTCGCGCTGCTTCGACACCCGCAACATAGAGCTGCTGTGCGTCCCCTGTCATATCAAGACGCACACGGAACTAAAGAGCCACACGAAGGAACAAGTCTCCGCGAACAAACACCGCGCAAGGCAAAGGTTCCTCGAAGCAAATGACCCGAACTATAAACCGCAAGACAATGGCTAAATCCTTTTGCAAAGGGTGCGCACACTGGCGCATCATAGACGATGGTCACGGCTTGCGGTTCCATGCCTGCTTTGCCTTCAACTGCTACGACATCAACGACCGCCGCGAACTATGCAACGGAAGGTACTGGCGACCCAAGGCACCCGAAGGCACCGACTGACCCCCATATACCCCTTTTTTATTTCGAGGGTCTATTATTCCAAAATCCACTTGCCAAATTCACTCTTAACAAGGTAAATTTTGAAATTCTCATTTTTCCAAAGCCTTAATATAACTTATCAGGATAAGCAAAGCGGAGTATATAAACGGAAACGGGATATATAACGGAAACGCATAATAATTAAAAAACAATTTTCAAAAATGCCAAGACAAGCAATAGTACCAATGAAACTGCCAGCCACACAGCCGGACACCTGTGCGGAATGTCCGTTGTGCGGACTGATACCGAAGGAGCAACGACAAGAGGGAATCCGGCAGGGCTTTGTCTGCCTTGGCGTGCTTGGAGAACCGCTCACATCGAAGGGCATACACAGCAGCGCACAGGCATACAAGGCGAAGAACCGCAAACTACACCGCCCATGCGACAGCCGCTGGGATGCTTGGATGCAACTGCCAGGCAGGCAATTCGGGATAAGCTATGCCAACTATCTACACTACCGACTGCCCTTTGAACAACGAAACCAACTTGTAATCAAATTCAGGAAATAATGGCAAGAAAGAAAACAGCGCACGCCTACGAGCTGGAACTAAAGCAGATGATTAAGCACCGCACGGGGGCAAACATGGAGCCGTGGCTGCTGCCACAAGTCAGGGCTACGGCTGGCAATATGGTCATGATAGACAAGGTACAGACAGAACTGGAAGAAACCGAAAGCCTTGTAACACTCATGCCCGGCTCAACTGGGCAGGTGAAGAACGAGGTCAGCCCCCTTCTGCCTTACTACGACAAGCTACAGCGCACCCTCTTGATGCAGTTTGAAGCCCTCGGACTCAACTACAAGACAACCCCCTCCAAGGTGAAAGAGGATGCTAAGAAGGGCATTGATGAGCACGACCCGCTCACCAAGATGATGCAACAGGCGCAGACAGCACTTGAAGATTAGAGTAAACAAGTTGACAAGTAAACAAGTTGACAATCCAAATGAAGGAACAACCAACTCGTTTACTCGTTTACTTCTCCACTCGTCAACTAAAAATAAAACCAATGACCGACAAGACCCCACAACAGATAAAGCAGGAAGCACTCGACATGTTGGCGCGGATAGTGCCACAGCAGAGCGCACAGATCCAAGGCATCGACCCGCGACTATTGCGCTACTACTACGGACTACAAGACCCCGACCTCCACAACCTATATGAAATCCTCGGAGGTATCAAGTTCCTGCGAATCCTGCGCACATATCCGTTCAGCCAGAAGAAGGTGACGCACGCCATACAGCTCTACGAGGGACGCTGGCATGGCGACACCTACATGCCCGACAGCGGCGGCCTACATTTCTCGGGACTGAAAGGCTTCACCCACTACAAGCTACAGCCCTTCCAAGTCTTTGCACTTGCCGGACTGCTTGGCCCCCAAAAGGAAACCGACGGCGACAGGCGGCGGCTATGTACCGAACTTGTCCTGTACCTCACCCGCAAGAGCGGCAAGACGCTCATGTCTGCCTTCATACAGTTCTACGGATTCTTCTTCATGGATAGCAACTTTGAGGGCTATTGTTGCGCCAACTCTGCTGACCAGGCAAAGCTGCTCTACAAGACCGCACAGACGCTCATACGGCAGATGGACCCCACGGAGGGACGCATACGCTTCACAGCCTCACAGACCAACTGGAAGCCCGGACAGCCACGGCAGGCAAGCATCACAGCACTCTCAGCAGGTGGCAAGACAAAGGACGGACTCTTCGCCCAGCTGTGTTGCGCCGACGAGTTCGGTAGTGCCGACTTCACCAACGGCAAGAGTGATATGCTCGACCTCGTTTCCGTAGTACAATCATCTATGGGACCAAGGCGCGAACCGCTCACCGTCATCACCACCACAGCAGGCTATGCCACCAACGGCCCGTTCCGGCGACAGCTCGACATCATGCAAGAATCCTTGGAGAATGAACTTCTACTGCCCGACGATTGCACGGATCCACAGCCCGACGATTACCAGCACGCCCTGCTGCTACAGCCCGACCCTTGGGAACAACAGGACGAAGAGGCACTGCTGACCGACGAAAGGATATGGCGAAAGTCGAATCCCATGATAGGTATCAGCGTGCAACCATCCTTCTACGAGCAAGAGGCATACAAAGCACGCATGAACGCAGACAACCGCAAAGAGTTCATCACCAAACTGGTCAACGTCTATCAGTCAGCCCGCGTCACCAATTGGATAAAGGCCGAGGATGTGCGGCCGCTGCAAAGGGATATGCGCATCGACGATTGCACCGCGCGTGGCGGCTGGGTGATATTTACAGGGCTGGACTTCTCTATGGGCGACGACTTCCACGGGGCTTCGTGGCTTGCCGTCCGCAAGAATCCCCAAGGGCGCGGCAACCTCTTCCATGCTGACTGCGATTTTTGGATTAAGGAGGAATCCTTGGAGAAGTCTGCCATACGCCCACTCT